ATCCAAGCCGCTGCGAACGGTGAGCCCTCGACCGTCCTCCCATTCCCGGAGGATCGGCATGGGTGAGGGGTATTCCCGCGTCGAGCGCATAGGCGACGCAACACTGTATCTGGGCGAGAACGCTGATCTGCTGCCGCGCCTGGACCGCGCCTGCAGGGTCGTCTCCGATCCGCCCTACGGCATGGACTGGAACACCGACTCCACGCGGTTTACTGGCGGCCAGCACAAGCGGGGCGACGGCCGCGAAGACTGGGGCGACATCGAGGGCGACGCTGAGCCCTTTGATCCGACCCCGTGGCTTGAGTTCCGGTCTGCCGTCCTGTGGGGCGCCAACCACTACTTCAGCCGCCTTCCGGTTGGCAAAACCCTGCTGTGGCTCAAGAAGCCGACGCACCTGCTCGGCACGTTCCTGAGCGACTTCGAAGTGGGTTGGGCGAGCGGCGGCCACGGGTGCTTCGCGCACTTCCGCCAATTCCCGCCGCCTTCCCGCATGGCTGAGAACGATGGGCGCAACGTCGGTCATCCGACGCAGAAGCCGATCTCCCTCATGGAGTGGTGCGTCGCCGAGTTTGCGAGGGGCGATGAGCCGATCTTGGATCCGTTCATGGGAAGCGGGACCACGGGCGTTGCGGCAATCCGCCAGGGCCGAAAGTTCATTGGGATTGAGAAGCGCCCCGACTACTTCGACACAGCCTGCAGGCGCATCGCGGAGGCCGTCGCCCAACCCCGCCTTTTCGATGAGCCCCCCGCCAAGCCCAAGCAGGAAACCCTCTTCGGCGGAGAGGCCGCATGACCATCCTCTCCCCCACTATCTCCGGCTGGCGCTCCAAGGACGGCTACGTCCTGAAGCTGAAGCGCGGGCCTTACTCCAAGCGCCCGATCGGCGAACTCATCACGCCCGATGGGGAAAGCCTTTCCCTGGCCGGAGCGCGATCTGAGTCTTCGGCGGACCTCCTCACCCGAGCAGAAGACGCGATCCTCATGCATCGGCGATCGGGGAGGTTTGGGTGATGGGCAGGACCCCGATCAATTACCCGCCCCCCATCGTGCGCGCGATCCAGCATGCCGTGGCGGCGGCCAAGACGCGTGAGGCCGCTCGCAAGCACCCAGAGGCGGCCAGGGGGCTGCTGAAGGCGGCTGAGCGGTATTCGAAACTCGCGGCGGACTTTCTGGCGACCTTGGGGGATCGATGAGTATGGCGTTTGCGTCGTCTGAGACCGGCGCTTTCGCGCGGCTTATGGAGCCGGTGGCGAAGCGCCTCTTGGGCGATCCCAACCCCCATCTCTCGAGCGCAACCGAGCTGCGGTTCGGCTCGCATGGCTCTTTGTCCGTGGATCTCGTGCAGGGCGTCTGGTCCGACCACGAGGCCAAGGAAGGCGGCGGCGTCCTCGATCTCCTGAAGCGGGAGCTTAAGCTCGAGGGCAAGGCCGCCATCGAATGGCTCAATCGCGAAGTCGGCGGCGAGTTCGAAGACCGCCGTCAGCCGCAGGAGAAGCGCGGCGAGGTCCGGCCGCTCAAGCGGATCGTCGCGACCTACGACTATGTGGACGAGCGTGGAGAGCTGATCTTCCAGACCGTTCGTTTCGAGCCGAAGACGTTCTCGCAGCGCCGGCCGGATCCGGATTCGCCGGGCGCGTGGGTTTGGTCCGTCAAAGGCGTCCGCCAGGTCCCGTATCGCCTCCCCGAGGTTCTGGACGCTGTTGCGACTGGCCGGACCATCTACATCGTCGAAGGCGAGAAGGACGCCGACGCGCTGGCCCGTGAAGGCCTGGCGGCGACCTGCAACGCCATGGGCGCCGGGAAGTGGCCCGAGGAGATCGGCCCGGCCCTACAAGGCGCAGACGTGGTGATATTGCCGGACAATGACGAGGCCGGCGCGAACCACACCATCGTGGTCGCCTCGGCCCTCAGGGGCATCGCCAAGCGGATCCGCGTTCTCGACCTGCCGGAACTGCCTCCGAAGGGCGATGTCTCGGACTGGCTGGCCGCGGGCGGCGATGCCGAACAGCTCGCCCAGCTTGTTGAGGCCTCGGCCGAGCCCTGGAAGCCGGAAACCCCCAAGAGCGCGTTCGGGGCCATCCGCTGGGCCGACATCGATGCTGTGAAGATTCGTCAGGACTTCCTGGTCGAAGACATCATGTTCTGCGGCGACATCGGCATGTTCTATGGCGCCTCGGGGAGCGGCAAGTCGTTCCTCGCCGTCCACATGGGTCTCTGCATCGCCCGGGGCGTGGATTTCCTCGGCAAGCGCACCCGCAAGGGCGCCGTCATCTATCAGGCCGGGGAGGGTGGGAAGGGCCTGCTGAAGCGGCTACGCGCCTACAAGCAGGAGAACCGGGTCTTTGACGAGGACGTGCCGTTTATCCTGCTGCCGTCGCGCGTCGACCTGTTCAGCGCGGATGGGGACACCGAGGCCTTCATAGCCGAGTGCCTGGCCTGGCGCGCCGCCCTGCAGGACCCGCTGGCCGCGATCGTCATAGACACGTTCTCCACGGCATCCCCCGGGGCCAACGAGAACGCCAGCGAGGACGTCAGCCGGCTCATCACGGCCGGGGAGGCGATCAACCGCGCGACCGGCGCGGCCCTGTTCTGGGTCCATCACAAGAACGCCGCAGGCGACCGCGAGCGCGGCCACACCAGCCTGCGAGCCAACATCGATACGGCCATTGAAGTCGTGAAGGAGGAAGACACCAGCGTTCGCACTATGCGCCTGTCCAAGATGAAGGACGGAGAGGACGGCCTAAAGCTCGGGTTCGAGCTGCATCCCGTCGAGATCGGAAGCTATGACGACGGCAAGCCCATGACCTCATGCGTCGTGGTCCCCGCCCAGCTAGGATCCGACAGGCCCGGCAAACGACCCCGCCTGCCCAACGGCCAATTCAACTTCCTGAAGGTGCTGGACAGCGCCATCAGCCAGCGCGGCGGCGTGGTGCCGGGCGTCGGCTGCTACGGCGTCGAGTACGAGGCCTTCCGGGACCTCTACGTGACGCTCCTCGGCTCCGGAAAGGCCTCCGCCGCGATCCGCCAAGCCATCTCCCGTGATGGCGACGCGCTGTGGCGAGCGGGCTTGATCGAGCGCCAAGACCCTTGGCTCTGGATTACTGACAAAGGGGCGCAATCACTTTGCTGAAATCTGTGACGCGCGTGATTTTTCGTGACGGCGTGACGCTCGTCACACCCCCGGAAGCGCCTTTCCCGCGTGTGCGGCCTCGCGCGCGGGTAGTTATCCCTAGGGTTTATACTCAGAGGTTCAGTAGGGGTTTCAGCCCCGAAGGGCTGATAACCCCGTTTAACGCTGGTGCTGGACTTCCGAGCACTTGCCCGCGAACCGGCCTGATGGCCTCTCGCGGGTCGACCGCCGAGATGCGCCGATGAGCGACATCGAAGCCCGCGCCGCTCAGCTCGTGGCCGGCGGCTTGGCCGAGGTGGAGCGCCACCTTCGCCCAGCCTTCCTCAAGGCGATGATGCGCCTCGTCGGCCTCGCTCTCGCCGACTGCACCAACAACGAAGAGGCGGCCCAGGTCCACACCAGCCTCGGCCGCCAGCATTTGCAACGGCGCTTGCCGAGAGGGTTTCGATGACGGCCGACAAGCAACACCAGATCGCGGACGCCGAGCCCGTCGCATCGCGTCGGGAAAGGCGGCCCAACCTCTCGCCGGCGGAACTGGTCCTCATCTCCGCGGCGAAGCGCTACGCGCAGCTCGACGATCGGCTACGCGAGTACCCCGGCGCCCGGAGCGGAGCGATCTACGAGGAGCTCCTCTCCGACTGGCGCGCGGCTCAACGCGCCCTCGTCGAGACGGCCCGCACCATCCCCGGAGAGCCTCAATGAGCCTTCACGCCAGCCCCGCCGTGATGTCGACCGGCTCGGCCTGCGGCATCATCACGCCGGATGGATCGCACGGAATCCCGGACGAGCTCTGGGCGGAATACGCCGCGATCGTGCTTCTCGAACCCGAGCCGGCGCTCCTCGACGTCTGGGTCCGTCGCATCGAGGATAGCCTTGGCGTAACTGACGAACTCCGGGCGAGGCTGGAGCGCCGGGCGGAGAACCGGAGGATCCGGCCGTGGTCGATCTTACGCGTGAACCCCGGCATGGAGCGCAAGGTGGCGGCGGCGCTCGGCCCCCGGTCGGAAGAGAACCCGCACGGCGCCGGGCTTACGGTGCATGTACCGCTGGAACGCTATCGCCCGGCGAACTCATGGCGAGCCCGGAACAAGCCGCTGATCCCCGGATGCATCTTCGCCTGGATCACCTGCGACTATGAGCTGGACGTTGCCCGGCGCCATGACGCGGTGAAGGGCATCGTGTGTCGCGACGGCAGGCCGGTCAGAGTAGAGGCCAACATGATGGGGGCTCTGATCCTGGCCGAGGCGTTCAAGGCCTTCGACCGCACATGGGATGCCCCGCCCCCGCCGAAGAAGGGCAACCGACCGACCAAGCACGAATGGGAGAAGGGAGAGCTTGCCCGGGTCATCGGCGGCCCATTTGCCGGCTTCAACGCCACGGTCGAATCCGCGGATCGGGCCGACCGGATGGAGGTGTTCGTGACCATGTTCGGCCGCGTCACGCCCGTCGAGCTCGATGAGGAGATGTTGATCCCGTTAGCTTGATGTTAACCGCCGAAGCAGCAGAAAGCTGGACTTGGAGTGCTGGCCCCTAGACAGACGCTCGGGCCGGAACCGTTTGAGCATGAGCTGCCGCGATAGCGGATGAGCGCTCTTCGGGAACTATGGGGCCAGCTTCGGGCGCACCCCAACTGCGAAGCATGCGAACAGCCCCAACCAATTAGCGGCCCCACGCCGCAACCCCTTCGCCCGCGAGCACCGCGGACACCGTGATCATCCATAGCGAGCGCGGGTCAGCCGGGCGATATCCAAGCGAGGGCGCGTGAGTTGTCCTCCCCCTCTCTCTTCGACGAAGCCGTCGGGGCGGTGGAAGCTTTCCGCGTCCTGCCCTCCGAGCGCGGCTGGCACGTCTGGCACTTCTGGCGATGGGACCATCCCAACGGTGGCTGGTGGATCGTCGTCCCCTACGTGAAGACCGAGGTCGACGGCTGGATGCATGTCCTGTCGCGGCTCGGGCTGACGAAGGACAAGCCGCCGGCCCCGCTCCCGCCGCGGGCCAAGCCAGCCGTCGTCGAGGAAGAGTGGCCTTAGGACGGAGAGGAGGAGCTGATGACGCCGAAGCAGCAGCTCTTCGTCAACGAGTACCTGATCGACCTCAACGCGACGCAGGCGGCTATCCGCTGCGGATACAGCGCAAAGACCGCTGAGGCTCAGGGCTCTCGTCTGTTGAGGAATGTTAAGATTGCCGCCGCCGTAGAAAAGGCGATGGCGCAGCGGGCCGAGCGCACCGAGATCACGGCGGATCGGGTCCTCCAAGAGCTCGCCAAAATCGGCTTTTCCGACGTGCGGAAGATCTTCACGGCCGGGGGCGCACTGCTCAACCCGGTCGACATGGACGATGAGATGGCGGCGGCGGTTCAGTCCGTCGAGGTCATCACCCGGCGCAAGCCCGGCGACGAGAAAGAGGTCGAAGAGGTCCACAAGATCAAGTTGAACGACAAGCTCGGGGCCCTGACCCAGATTGGCCGCCATCTCGGCATGTTCACCGACAAGTCCGAGGTTAAGCACTCCGGGGGTCTCGCCTTGAGTGTCGACCCGGACGACGCCGGCGCCTGACGTGTGTCGTTCCGCCTCACGCCGAAACAGATCGAGGCGCGCGCCCTTCTAAGCTCGGCCGCGTCGAACGTCATGCTCCGCGGCGGTTCCCGCTCCGGGAAGACGTTCCTTATCGTCCGGCAAATCTGCCAGCGCTGCATCAACGCCCCTGAGAGTCGCCACGCGATCTGGCGCTTCCGGTTCAACCACGTGAAGGCCTCGATCTGGCAGGACACCCTGCCCAAGGTCATGAAGCTGTGCTTCCCGACCGTGCCGATCGACACGAACGAGACAGACCTCGTCGCGACCTTCCCCAACGACGCTCAGATCATCCTCGGCGGCCTGGACGACAAGGCCCGGGTGGAGAAGGTCCTCGGCCAGGAATACGCCACCCTCTACTTCAACGAATCGAGCCAGATTCCCTGGTCCTCGGTCGAGACCGCGATGTCGCGTCTCGCGCAGAACGTCGAGCTCGATCCGGCCATAGCCAAGGCGACCGGCCGGACGCACCTGGCGCTGAAAGCCTTCTTCGACTGCAACCCGCCATCGAAGCTCCATTGGAGCTACGAGATGTTCCGGGCGAAGCTGAAGCCCGGGACGAAGGAAGCCCTTCCGAACCCGGAAGACTACGTCGAGATGCTGGTGAACCCGGCGGACAACCGGGAAAACCTGCCCGCCAAGTACTTCGACATCCTGGCGGGCATGTCGGAAGCCAAGCGCCTCAGGTTCGAGCGCGGCGAGTGGGCGACCGAGGTCAACGGCGCACTCTGGACAGTCGACAGCATCGACCAGCACCGCGTGTCGGTCGTCCCGGAGCTGCAGCGCATCGTCGTCGCCGTCGACCCATCGGGCACTAAGGGCGACGGGTTGGGTGACGACATCGGAATCGTGGTCGCCGGTCGCGGCGTCGACGGCCGCGGCTACGTCCTGGCGGATCGGACCTGCCAGATGTCCCCCGACGGCTGGGGGCGCCGGGCGGTGAACGCCTACCACGAGTTCCAGGCGGACAGGATCGTCGGCGAGCGGAACTTCGGCGGCGCCATGGTCCAGTTCGTCATCCAGACCGCCGACCGGACCGCAGCCTTCAAGGAGGTTGTGGCCAGCCGCGGCAAGGTCGTTCGGGCCGAGCCGATTTCAGCGCTCTACGAGCAGGGGCTCGTATCGCACGTCGGGTCTTTTCCAGACCTGGAGGACCAGATGGCGAACATGACCTCCGAAGGCTACGTGGGCGAGGGCTCGCCTGATCGCGCCGACGCGCTGGTCTGGGCGCTGACCGAGCTCATGCTCGATGACGGCGGCCACACCTTCGCCTGGGCCTGACGCATGGGCCTCCTTGACGGGCTGAAGCGGCTGCGCGTCGGCCGTCGGCGGGCCGAGCCACACCGGGACACCCAGCCGTTCCCGAACCTGATTCAAATCGGGCAGCAGCGCCCGGGCCAGAAGGTTCTGTGGAAGCCGACCCCGCGGAACCTCCGCTACTTCGCCCGGACGCCTTACGCCCGCCGGGCGATCAACACGGTCAAGAACCCGATTTCGATGCTCGAGTGGGAGATCGTCCCGCTGAAGGGCGTCGACCTGAACCCGGAGTTGGAGCGGCAGATCGAGGTGGCGACACGCTGCCTCGAAAGCCCCAACCACGACGACGACTTCCGTACCTTCACCGAGCAAGTCGTCGAGGACGTCCTTGTCGGGGCCGGGGCGATCGAGACGCAGCTCAGTGGCGACCAGGAGCGCCCGCTCTGGATGTGGCCCGTCGATGGCCTCTCGATCCAGGTCTATCCGGCCTGGACCGGAGACGCGAACGAGGCCCGCTACACCCAGTCCGTCGGCTACGGCACCTACATGGGTGGCGGCCCGACGATCCAGCTCCGCGACGACGAGCTGATCTACATCCGGCCGAACCCGAACACGTCGACCCCATTCGGCCTCGGCCCGCTCGAGGTCGCCTTCAACTCGATCAGCCGGCAACTCGGCGTCGGCGAGTTCGCCGGCAACCTCACCACGAACGCGCGACCCGGGATCATGCTCGATCTCGGCGAGGGGGCCGACAAGGACGCCCTCGCCGCCTTCCGGATGTACTGGCGCAACGAGATCGAGGGGCAGGGCGTCACGCCCATCGTGGGGACCAAGGGCGGCAAGGTCCACCAGCTCTTCCCCGAGGGCGATACGGCCCTCTACCTGAAGTACCAGGAGTTCCTGAAGGTCGAGATTGCGATCGCCTTCGACCTCTCGCCGCAGAACCTCGGCGTCGAGCGCGACGTCAACCGCAACACCGCCGAGGTGGCCGAGGACCGCGACTTCGAGCAGGCGATCCGACCTAGGGCCATCGAATACGCCGCGTACCTGACCCGCCACGCCCTCCATAAACGGCTAGGCTTCTGGCAGCTCAGGCTTCGCTTCCCGGGCCTCGATCGGGAAGATGAGGCGGCGATCGCCGACATCTTCGAGACCGAGTACCAGAGCAACGCGATCACCCCGAACGAGTACCGCGAAGCCCGCGGGCGCCCCGCTTCCACCCACTGGGCCGCAGACCTGACCTACGCGGACGTCCAGATCGCCACCGCCGCGGCGGCCGGCGTGAAGCAGCTGATCGATCCAGACCTTCCGAAACCCACCAAGCTGCCAGAGCCGAAGCCGGCTCCGGCGCCCAAGAAGGGACAGCCCTGACATGGCTCAAGACCTCCACACCGTCGAGGTGATCGACGGTTCGACCCTGGCGATGGGGGATCGTGTGATCCTCGCCCATCTGCCGCAGCAGGCCTACAGCGCCGGCGGCGGCGCCGGCCAGGTCGTGACGCTTGCCGTCACCGGCCTGAAGCTGCCGGCCAAGTACTCGGTCCTGCTGGGGCTCGGCCAGGACGCCACCGGCTTCGTGACCGCCCGGACGCAGACCGGCTTCACCGTCAACATCGAACCCCGTCTCGCCGCCAACACCCTGTCGGCCGGCTCGGTCGACATCCTGGTGGTCGCGTGATGGCGGCCCGCAAGTCTGAAGACGGCGCCGAGGTCGACGCTGTGGCCGACGAAGCCGCTGCTCCGGAGGTCGTTGAGACCGTCGAGGTCGTCGTGGCCGAGGCCGACCTCGAGGACGCGCCTGCGGACCCGGATGCGGTCAGCATCGCCCCGCCGCGCAACCACGAGAGCCTGGTCTCTCAATTCGCAATGAAATGGTCGGAGGTGAAGGCATTCGCAGTGCATCTCACCGGCGATCTCGACGGCGAGCTAGGCGAAGTCCTCGCGCTCGTCCGCAAGCACGAGGGCTGAGAGATGACGACGAAGACCGATATCCAGGGCATCACCCTGACCGCTCCGGAGCTGGCCGCGTGCCACGCCAAGGCTGTGAACGCCTCCGAGATCCTGATCTGCGCCAAGCAGACCGCGACCGAGCTGGCGAACCTGATCGGCGAACTCCTGAAGGTGATCCCGGCGGGCTCGAACAAGACCACGCTGACCACCATTCAGAGCAACCTGCTCTAGGCCGCTCCGGCTATGGCCCTGTCCAAAGCCGAGCGAGAGGCGCTTCCGGACAGCGACTTCGCTGTTCCGGGCAAGCGTGCGCTGCCGATCCACGACGCCAAGCACACCAGCATGGCGTGGGACATGGTCGAGCGCACCAAGGACCTCACGCCTGAAGAGCGCGGCGCGGCCCGCCACCGGATCATGGAGCGGGCCAAGGAGCTCGGCATGGACACCTCGGGCTGGTCGAAACTCAAGGCCGCCAGCCTCGAGGCCATGGCGCTCAGCATGCCAGACGGCGATGGCCATCCGAACCGGATGCCGTTCTCGGGCGTGCTGATCAAGCTGGATGTGCCGTCCGACAAGCCGCCCGGGGGCACGGGCGGCCGGCGCATCGTCCTCACCAAGGCAGCCGCCGAGAAGGCTCTGCCGACACTGCTCGGAATGGCTGTCGACTTCACCCCGGAGTTCGACGGCCACGACGTCCAGAAGAAGATCGGGATCATCACGGCGGCCAACGTCGTCGACGACGAGATCCAGATCGAAGGCTTCGTCTACGCAGCCGACTTCCCAGATACCGCCGCGCGCATTCGCGCCGCCAAGCGGGCCTTGGGCTTCTCGATCGAAGCCCAGGACCTGGTGGTGGCAGACCCGGGCGCGGACCCCCTGGTGATCGAGGACTGTGTGCTCACCGGCGCCGCCATCCTCCGAAAGGACAAGGCCGCCTACACCACAACCTCACTTGCCGCCTCGGCGGCCGGAGACATCGAGATGACCAAGGAAGAACTGCAGGCCGTGCTGGCGGAAGCCCTGAAGCCTGTGAACGAGAAGATCGCCTCCATCGAGGCGAGCCAGACCAAGATCGAGGCAACCCGCGTCGAGGCGGCCAACCTCCTGTCGAAGGTCGAACCCCACGCCTCGGCGTGCGAGGCGGCGGCCGATTCCATGGAAGCCGCCGGCATCGGCGCCGATCCGCAGAACGGCCACGCCGCCGTGCTGCGCCGGATGGCCGGCCAGATGCGGGCTGCGGCCGCTGTCGGGAAGATCCCGCACATCTTCCGCGACCACGACTACCCGGCCTACGCCGCGGCTGACACCAAGGCGGACGACCCGAAGGTCAAGGACCTCGAGGCCCAGGTGAAGTCGCTGGAATCCGTGGTGAAGGACCTGAAGGCCTCCGCGGCGGACACCAAGCCGGCTCCGGAGCGCAAGACGCTCTCGCCGCAGGTCACCGCGATCCTGGCGAAGGCGGGCCTCGATACGCCCGAAGGCGACGGCAAGCTCACCGCCGGCGCCGTCGACAAGGCCCTGGCGCACCTCAGCGTCACCGAGCGCCTGCGGATCAAGGCGAGCCTCGGCCAAGCCGGCGTGCTGGCCTAACCCCTCGGCTAAGGAAACAAGGACATGAGCACTGACACCGGCCGAGTGACGGCGGGCTTCGCTGACCCGTCGCTGGCCATCAACGGCACCCCGCTCGCCCGCATCATGGCGTCCGCCGACTACCTCGGGAACGGCGCCATCGAGGTGAACCGCTACGAGTCGGAGATCGTCGACATCATCCGCCGCGAGAGCGTGTTCCTGCAGCGCGTCGACACCGTTCCTGCGAACGGGCACCCGCACCGCTTCTTCGACCAGACGGCGATCACCTCGGGCGGCTTCACCGACCCGCGGAACATCGCCCCGTCGGCCGGCGGCCCGACCCGTACCGAACGCGCGGTCTACATCAAGGCGCTCGCCGGCCAGACCAACTTCGGTCTGTTCGACGTCGACGTGACCCGGATGCAGGGCCAGTTCGCCTACGTCGAGGCCAAGGACATCGACGACATCGTGTCCGGCATCGTCGTCGCCGAAGCCTCGGCGGTCTGGAACGGCACGGCGACCTCGATCGGCGACAGCTCGACCCAGAGCTACTGCGGGATCCTGACGCAGATCACCAACCAGGCGACCATCGGCCTCGGCGCCTCGATCATTGACGGCCTGAAGGCGAAGGTCGCCTCGATGATGGCGAACCAGACGCAGGCGCCGCGCCCGACGGCGATCTACGTCAACCCGATCCTGAACGACCTGATCGACCGGGAGGCCAAGGCCGCGCACATCGACCTTCACACCCGCGAGGTTGTGGCCGGCGTGTCGGTCAAGTTCCTGTCGACCCAGGCCGGCGATCTCCCGCTGATCCCGGACCCCTACCTGCCGCTGGACGGCACCGGGCAGTTCGGCTTCTCCGCGCCGGGCTCGGGCAACTCCAACTACTTCGCCGTGATCGTCACGGAGAAGCTGATCGAGATGCCCGTGGTGCACGGCGCCGACGGCAACCTGAAGCCGCGCATCTTCCAGCTCGGCCTCCTGGCCGGCCTGCAAGGCCAGTACGTGGGCATCCACTTCAACGCGGTCGTCGCCAAGCGGCCGGACGCGGCCCACGCCACCGTGGCCGTGGTCCGCCCGACGGTCACGCCGGGCTGATCCTGAGCTGAGCGAATAGGGGGCGGCTCTTCGGGGTCGCCCCTTCCTCTCACACAAGGAGCCCACAATGCGCGTCTACTACCCCGGCGGCCTGAACAGCCACACCATGTACGTCTCGCCTGCCGCTGACCCGCGCGCCACCAAGGCCGGGACCGACGCGGCCTGGGTGAACGAGAGCGGTGAGCCCCGGATGATCGAGGTCCACTTCAAGAACGGACGGGCCGATGTGCCTGACCCGCTCGGCAAGTACCTTGTCGCGACCGGCATGGCGAAGCGGACGGCGCTGCTGATCCCGCGTGGGGTCGCCGCCTGATGGCCGCCTTCGACTTCTACATCGCCAACGGCTCCGAGCCGGGCCCGACGGCCAACGACGCCGCCGTCGTCACGCCGAGCGACAGCACCGACCTCGCTTTCGTCACCCGCTGGATCCGGGCGAATGTCGCCGGCACGATCAAGCTGACCACGAAGAACGGGTCCACGGTGACGCTGAACTTCGCGGCGGGCGAGACCCGCGCGATCCGCGCCAGCCGGATCTGGGCGACCGGAACCACGGCGACGGGCATCGAGGCGCTCTGGTAGCCCATGCCCTCGGCTTATCTGGCGGGCCAGGACCTCCTGACCTATGGCGTCCCAGCTGCGACGACGCAGCAGGTCCAGCAAGCCAGCACCATCATCGATGGCCATCTGAAACGCCCCGAGGGGCTGATCTGGACGCCCGATAGTGTCGGAAACCCGGCCTACATGGCGGCGCTGTCCCCGAGCCTGACCTTCACCGCCTCCGGCTCGATCTCGCCGGGTCAGAACGTGGTGGTTCCGGTCGCGGGCCCGATGCTCGCATCCGACATCGTGGGCGAAGCCCTGGTGCTGGACCGGGCAACATCCGGCGCGGTCGAGACTGTCGTCGTCACCGCGGCATCGGGCGGTCAGCTGACCCTGGCCTCGGTTCGGAACAACCACTCCTCTGGTGTCCTACTCGAAGCGGGGCTGACCATCCTCGAGGAGCGGGCGCTGCCGGCGAAGCGGTCGGTGACGCGGCTCTCGCGCAATCCGATCGTGCGCCTCGTCAGCGGCATGGGTCGCTACGCCTATGGCCGCCGATCCGACCAGGTCTCTGGTCTCTACAACGACACAAACCTGCTGGCGGCCCTGCAGACCTTCGGCGGCCCGCCGGCCTGGATGAGCTTCGATGTCAGCCAGGCCAACGTGAGCGTCCAAACCTCGGAGGTCTGGGTCCCGGCCGGCCTGATGCTCGCCTATTACAGCGACGTCCGGATCCGCTACCTCGCGGGCTTCTCGGCGTCCGGCCTGCCCTCCGTCATCAAGCAGGCCTGCGCCAACGTGATCGGCAAGATCATGCAGTTCGGACCAGAGGCCGACGCCAGCTTCAAGGCTGTCGGCGCCGGCGGTTCGAAGCTCGAACGGTTCGGCGCGACGATCATGGACAACGACACGAAGCTCCTCCTGGAGCCGTTCGAAGCCAAGCTGCTGTTCTGATGAGCTTCCTCTATCCTCGCGTCGTCGCGCTGCGGCGCCCGGGCGGCCAAAGCGGGGAGGGGATCGTCGCCTACGGTGGCCAGACCCAGGCCGCCGAGCAGGTCATCGCCTGGGGCATCCCGGCATCGATCCAGGAGCGCCGAGAGGGCCAGGCCAGTCGGGTCGGCCTGCCCGGGGATGGGACCAGGCCGTCCTGGTACGTCTTCATCCCCCGTGCCGCGCTCCCGCCTGGGTCGGTGCTGGACCGGGACGTCATCGTCGATGACCAGGGCCAGCGCTACCAGGTGATCGCCAATTACTGGGACAGCCTCGGGCACCGGCTGACGGTCGAACGTCTGGAGGCGTAAGCCATGGCGAGCGTGTCCGACGTCGAGAACGGGCTAGTCGCCCTGATCGGCGGCGTGATCTACCCGACCGGCCAGCCGCCCTCGGTGCTGGGCTATCCGGTGAAGATCTACCCCGGCTGGCCGAACTCGCAGGACCTCGACAACGACGTGGTCGAAGTGAACGGCGTTCCGAACGCTGCGCACGTCTCGATCTACCCGCTGCCAAACACCCGAAACACGACCCGCTATCACGCCCACGAGCAGGAAAGCCCGGCGCCGGCCACGACCTACACGCTGACTGCGGCGGGCGCCGTCATCACTGTCGGCGGCGCGGCGCCCGTCACCTATGTCGCCCAGAACCTCGCGGCCTTCCTGAACGGCAAGCCCTACGTCGTGCAGGCCACCGCAGGCCAGACAGCCGCCCAGGTCGCCGCGGCGCTCTATGCGGCTGTCCTTGCCGACTTCCCTAGCGCCACGATCTCGGGCGCCGCGATCACCGTCCCGGCGACGACCCGCATCGGCGCGTTGCGGGTCGGATCGACCGGCAGCTGGTTCCGCGAGGTGCGTCGCCAGGAGCGCCGGTTCCAGATCTCGACCTGGGCGTCGAGCCCCGCAAGCCGCGCCGCGGTCTCTGACCTATTCGACCCGCTGCTCGCCGATACGCAGCGCTTCACCCTGCCGGATGGCTCGGTGGCGCGGCTCCGCTACGAGGCCGAGCGCGAGGACGACTTCGTGCAGAAGCAGCGCATCTACCGACGCTCGCTCATCTACTGCGTCGAGTACCCCACGACCCTCTCCGGATCCGCCGCCCAGATCGTGGCGCAAGAGACCGACCTGTCCGCGGCTGATGGAACGCCGCTCAACACCTCTTACAGCTGAGGACATCGCCATGAAGGTTCTCGTCGTGCGGCACGGCTTCAGCCACGTGCCCGCCGCTCCCGAGGGCGCGCCTGCGCCCGATCCCGTCGACTTCAAGGTCGGCGACATGATCAAGGATCCGGCCGTGATGGCTTCGGTCCAAGCCGCCGGCCAGGCGCACTTCTGCACTCCGACCGATGTGCCGGAGAGCTTCTTCGCGCCGGACCCGCAGCCGGAAGCACCGCCTGCGCCGAAGAGCGCCAAGGCCTCGGCCTGATCCGCCCCGACAACCCTCCAGACCGGAGATAGGACGTGCCTCAAGTCGCCTTCAACGGGGTGAACCCCGCCGCCTACGGCGTGCCGGATGTCTACATGAACATCCAGCCGCCGCCCGCCGCCCCGCTGCCCGGCGCCGTGGCCAACCTGATCGGGATCGTTGGGTCCGCGACCTGGGGCCCGGTGAACTCGCCGGTGACCTTCGGCGACTTCGCCGGCGCGACCGCCGCCTTCGGTCCGATGCAGGCACGCAAGTACGACATGCTGACCGCTGTCGCCCTCGCGGTGCTGCAGGGCGCCAACAACTTCGTCGCGGTCCGCGCGACCGACGGCACCGACACGGCGGCCACGGCCATCATCCAGACCAACTGCCTGACGCTGACCGCCAAGTACACCGGCACGCGCGGCAACAGCATCAGCGCCGTGATCGCGAGCGGCACAGCGCCCTCGACCTACAAGATCACGCTATCGCTGCCGGGCCTGCCGCCGGAGACCTTCGACAACATCGCGGGCTCGGGGAACGCGCTCTGGGTCGCGATGGCCGCGGCGATCAACAACGGCCAGTCCACGACCCGTGGCCCGTCGAACCTCGTCACCGCCTCTGCTGGCGCCGGAACCACGGTCCCGACGCTCGGGACCACCACACTGGCGTCCGGCACGGATGGGGCGTCCTCGATCACGGCCACCACCCTGATCGGCTCCGACTCCGTACCGCGCTCCGGCATGTACGCCCTGCGCAACACCGGCCTGGCGCTGATGGTGCTGGCCGACGCCGACGCCTCGTCCTCGTGGGCGACGCAGCTGGCGTTCGCCAAGTCCGAGCTCTGCGAGGCGATCGCGGTCAGCCCGGCGGGCGACACCATCTCCAACTTCACCACGACGAACACGATCGACGATCCCTGGATCTCGATCATTTTCGGCGACTGGTGCTATTTCCTCGACGCGGTGAACAACCTGCAGCGCCTGGTTTCACCGCAGGGCGTGAAGGCCGGGATGAAGGCGGTTGTCGGCCCCCATCAGACCGCGCTGAACAAGGCCGTCCAGGGGGTCATCGGCACCCAGAAGTCGGTCCTGAACCAGACCTATTCGACCGCAGAGCTGATCAGCCTCGGCGCCGCCCGCGGCGACCTCCTGATGAGCCCGAGCCCGGGCGGGAACTACTTTTCGTTCCGCTTCGGTCGGAATGCTTCGTCCGACCCGGGCAAGCACCAGGACCCCTACACCACCATGACCAACTATCTGGCCCGGTCGATGTCGGCCGCGCCGGGTACGGGCCAGTTTGTCGGGCGCCTGATCACGCCGAACGAGATGCGCGAGGCCGCCTCGGCGATCGGCTCCTTCCTGGAGAACGAGAAGCAGGCCGGCCGGATCAGCGCCTACTCGGTGCAGGTCGACGCCCGGAACAACCCGAGCCAACAGACCCAGCTCGGCATCCAGAAGGCGACCGTGGTCGTCACCTACCAGAGCGTCGTCGAGTACTTCCAGATCGACTTCTCTGGCGGCCAGACCGTCGTCGTCCCGCAATCGACACTGCCGCTCGCGGCCTAACCCCTTCTCGACAGGAGAGACCCATGCCCGTCAGCGGCCCCGGCGGCTACAACACCGGCAAGGACACCACGCTCGACATTTCCACGTCGAGCGGGCTCCTCCGGATCACCAACATCACCGGCTTCCAGGCCAAGCAGCTCACCCACAAGCTGGAATCGAAGCCGCTGGACGGTCGCATCCTGTTCGCCGAACTGCCGGCGGGCTGGGAGGGCACGTTCACCGTGGAGCGTGCCTCATCGTCGCTCGACGATTACATCGCCCAGCAGGAGGCCAACTACTTCGGCGGCCTGAACTCCGACACGATCACCATCACCGAGACGAACGCGGAGGTGAACGGCTCGGTCACGCAGTACCGCTACACCGGTGTCTGCCTCTACATGGAGGATGCCGGCGAGCGGATGCAGGACCAAGTCGTGAAGATGAAGCTCTCCTTCAAGGCCTCCCGCCGCGTAAAGATCGCCTAGGGCTGAGCCATGACCAAGCTGAAGGTGAACGAAGGGGAGGTGGCCGCTCCCGCCTCTCCGAGCGAAACGATGATCCAGGACGCGCTCAAGGCCGCCGTCCTGACCGACGAGCGGGGCCGCAAGATCAGCGTCCGCAAGCCCGATCCGCTGGCACAGTTTCGCCTCATCAAGGCGGTTGGGCCAGAGTACGCGGCGAACGACACCTATATGCGGATGATCAACCCGCTGATCTGGATCGCTGACATCGATGATGTCCCGGTGCTCCCGCCGGCGAGCGATCGGGAAGTGGAGGCGCTGATCGTGCGCCTCGGCGACGACGGCCTAGCCACCGTCATGGCCTGGTACGTGGTCAACGTGATCCAGCCGACGGTCGACGCGATCAACGCAGCCGAGAAAGCGGCGCAGCTAAAAAACTAGTCCAGGCCCCGGCGATCAGGGAGGCGCTGTGGCTGGTGCGCCATGGGGTTCCCTTCGACGTGGCCTTCTCCCTCGACGACCTCGAACGTTCCGCCTTCTGCATCATCGTGTCCGAACAGGGCGGCGCCGAGTTCGACTGGCGGACCATGTTCTTCAAGGACCCGAAATGACCAAGCATCTCGGTTCCTTGATGGCGATGGCGGAGGAGTTCGCGCTGCTCGCGCCGACGATCGCGCTCGAATTGCATCACGGGCTTAAGCGTGTCGCGGTGCTCGTTGAGCGCACCGCCAAAGCCGAGTTCGGCGTCTACCAGAACGAGACCGGGCCGTTCCCGGGTTGGCCCGAGCTCGCCGACAGCACCAAGGACGACCGGGTCGCGAAGGGCTTTTCCGAGAACGAGCCGCTGCTGCGCACCGGCGAGTTGCGCGACAGCATTGAGCATCAGGTCAGTGGGCTTGAGGCGGTGATCGGCTCGACCGACGAGCGCATGGCCTGGCAAGAGTTCGGGACCGACCGCCTCCCTGCGCGCCCGGTGCTTGGTCCGGCCGCCTTCCGTAACAAGGAAGCGATCGAGAAGCTGGTTGGCGCCGCGCTCGCTACCGGCCTGGTCGGCGGCGAGAAGATCCACGAAGCGCTCGGCTACGACTTCGAGACCTCGGACTAGGTCGTGAAGAAGGCGTAGACGTAGATGCCGGCGACGACGGTGAAGGCCAGCAGCGCGCCGCCGATGATGATGGCCCAGAGCAGGCCAGCCAAGCCGAAGGCCAGACGCAGCACCGGGAAGTCGATTCCGGTCCGGAGCCGGCGGTTTCGGACGTCGCAATGCTCGATCAACGCGGCGCTTCGCGGGGCGAAGCCGTGAAGGTCGCGGAAGTCGCGGTCGAACGCGGAACGGCGCTGCATCCGGGAAGGCTAGCACAACCGAGGGGAGGACGCGCGCGTGTTTGAAGCCTATTCCGTGGCAGTGCGCCTGACCCTGATCGACGGCGTCGGCGCGGGCCTCATGGGGCTCAGCCGCGCTTTCGCGCGCGTTCACGGCGACGCTGCGGGCCTGCAGCGTCGGCTCGACCAGATCAAATTCCAGCTGCTCGCCGGCGGTGTCCTGGCCGGAACCGGCCTCTTCGGCTTGCATCTGCTCGAAAAGAGCTTTCCGGTCGCCAAGGAGTACACCCGCCAGCTCGCGCTGATGAACACGCTCGGCATGAAGCACGCCGAGATCGCGCGCGTGATCGGCGACGCCTGGCGCACCAGCTACGCCGTGCCGACCTCAACGGCGGCCGAGAACCTGGCCAGCTTCCGGGAACTACGCTCCGCCTTCGGATCCGACACCGAGGGTCAGGCGCACGCCTCGGCCATGTTGCCGGTCGTCGCCCGCCTCCAAGGCGTGATGCAGTCCCTGACCGGGAGGCATCAGGAGCATGTCGGGTTTGACATGGTGAAGGCGATCGAGCTGCGGACCGGCGTGATGACCACGGCGGCCCTGCAGCGCAACGCCGAGCTGATGAGCCGCGCCATCATCGGCATGGGCGGGACCGTCACGGTCTCCGACTTCCATGGCGCCCTGAAGATGGGGAAGATCGCCACCAACAAGTGGTCGGACGACTTCACCTACGACTACCTCCCGACACTGATGCAGGAGCTGAAAACGGCCTCAGGGGGCGGTGCGCAAAGCGCCGGTACGGCCCTGATGAGCCTCTACCAGCAGATGCACGGCCGCATGACCAAGGCGGCGATGCCGCTCTGGGTCGAAAGCGGCCTGGTCAAGCCCGGCGACATCGTGAAGACCTCGACGGGTCAGTACCAGATGAAGCCCGGCTCTGTCGCCGGCACGCAGCTCTTCGAGCAGAACCCCTTCCTCTGGGTTCAGCAGTATCTGCGGCCCGCGGTGGAGCGGCTGTCGGCGCAGCGCCACATCACGCCCGAGACCGCGATCAATTCGATGTTCTCGAACCGCAACGCGGCGTTCGCGGCCTACAACATGTTCTTCAAGGCCGCGCAGTACGAGCGGGACAAGCTCACGATCAGCCGGGCGGATGGCGGATATGCGGCCTACCAGAAGCTGCTAAAAACCGATCCGACGCTCGCCGAGGCCGCGCTGCACGCCCAGTGGCAGAACGTCCTAGCCCAGATCGGCTTCTCGATTATGCCGACCCTCATCCGCGGCTCTCTGATGCTGGTCGGTGTCCTGCGGGACCTTAGCGCGGAGATGCGGCGACACCCGACGATCGTGAAGGTCCTCGTGGGCGCCTTTGCCGGCCTCTCGATCCTTTCCGTGATCGCGGGCGGCGTCCTTCTCTTCGCCGGCGCGATCAACGCGCTGACGCTCGCTTGGCCGATCATGGCCGCCGCGTTTTCCGCGGGCTTCGTCCTGCCGCTGAAGGTCGGCCTGACAGCGCTAACGGCTCCAGCCAAAGCGGCCCAGGTCGCAGCCCTCGAACTCGCCACCGGCGCGGAGACTCTCGGCGCGAGCCTCATGGCCGTCGCCGGGATCATCTCGCTCGTCGTCGCGCCGGCGCTGGCGCTGATCACGGGCGGCGCGCTGATCTACACCGGCTGGAAATACAACCACATCCTGCGGGGCCTCGGCCAGGCCACGCCGATCGACCTGATCGGCGCGCTGACGAATGCCAGGACGCAGGAGAAGTCGTACCGCGACCAGCTCGCGAACCACGGGATCGACGCGCCGACGGCGAACCGCTTCATCAACAAGTGGGTCGGCGACGAAAAGGCTATCGCGGCCGAACTTCAGCGCCGTGGCCTGCCGATCCCGCCGGCGGCTGGCGCATCGGCGCCGTCTGCGCCAGCGGCGCCAGGGGCCGCGGGGACGCCTCCGAGGGCGCCAGGCGTGACACCGTCATCCATGCCTTCGGGGTCCAGGTTCATCGCGCCACCCACCGTGCAAAAGGCCGCCCTCCAGGGCGACGCCTACATGGACGGCCAGAAGGTCGGCCATATCGTCTGGGCCCACCAGGCCGACGCCATGGAGCGCACGACCTGGGGCGTCTCGGCGGCGCCTGACCCGCGCATGGCCCTGATCCCTGTCGGGCTCGACGCGGCATGACCGACTTCACCCTCACCCTCGGTGGAATCGCCTTCCAGGACTTCGAGGTCCCGGACCGGATCACCGGATTCGGTGGCGAACACGTCCTCACGATCCACCAGCTGATCGGCGGACGCCGGATCATCGACGCCATGGGCGCCTCGCGCGCCCCGCTGGAATGGACCGGCCGTTTCCGGGGCAAGGACGCCCTGACGCGGGCCCGCGCCATCGAACAGCTTTGGCTCGCCGGCGCGACGGTCAGCCTGGCGCTCGGGGACATCTCCGACACCGTCGTGATCCGCGAGTTCCGCTACGACTTCGAGCGCTTCTACGAGGTTCCGTACAACCTCAGGCTGGAAGTCCTGACCGCCGACGTTTCTGCCACGACGCCCGGTGTCGACGAGATGATCGGGGCCGACAACACGACGGCCCAAGGCCTCGGTGACGAAATCGGCGACACCTCCCTCACTGGGTTCCTGACCAGCCTCGACGGGGCGATTTCGAGCGTCTCGAACTTCGCCTCGGCGACGCAGGCCGAGATCAGCGCCGTGCTGGCTCCCATCGCCCAGGTGCAGAGCCGGGTCACGACGCTGATCGCCACGGCCGAGAACACGCTGAACTCGGTGACGACGCTGGGCGGCGTCCTGCCGAACAATCCGGTGTCGACGGGTGTGGCCAGCCTTGAGGCCCAGTTCAACGCGATGTCGCAGGCCTCCGGGCTTTACTCGCTGCAGGCCACGGTCGGCCGGATGCAGGGCAACCTGGCCGCCATCGGCGCGAGCGGCGCCCAGGTCACCGTCGGCGGGGGAAACTTGTTCGCCATCGCCGAGGACGCCTATGGCGACGCGACGGCATGGGCGACCATCGCCGCCGCCAACGGTCTCACCGATCCCGTGGTGAGCGGCGTCAAGACGATCCTCGTGCCGCCTTCGGGCGGATCGACGGGCGGCGTCCTGCAGTAGGCCATGGCGCAGGGTGAGCTGCGCCAGCCGCGCGGGCTGGCGAGGATCAACGGCGAGGTGATCGCCGGGTGGCGGGACTGGGACTGGGACGGGAACGCAATGTTCCTGGCCGACACCTTCACCTGCAACTTCGCCCTGAACGGCCTGCCGGCGAGCCGCGGCCCGGACTGGTGGGCGACGCAGACCGATCTTGAGGTCGAGCTGTTCGCCGGCTTCCCCGCCGATCCGGCGAACTATGGTCCTGGCGATCTGGAGAACCTCTTCTCCGGTCGCGTCGATGAGCTGTCGGTCCAATGGAGCTCGGGTGTCGTTCGTCTCGCTGGCCGCGACCTCACCGCGACGTTCCTGGACAACAAGACCTCGGAGAAGTGGCCCCAGCAGACCGCCTCGCAGATCGCGACGATCCTGGCGAACCGCAGGGGATTGACGCCGAAGGTCACCGCGACCACGACCAAGGCGGGCATCTTCTACAAGGACGGCGCGGTCCGGCTGACCGACGACCGGACCGAGTGGGACCTCCTGACCTGGCTGGCGCGCGAAGAAGGCTTCGTGGTCTACGTCACAGGCAAGGAACTCCATTTCGAGCCGCCGCCGGCCAAGGGGAGTTATCCGCTCAAGTACCAGCCGGCAGGCCCCGACACCCCGTATCCGGTCGGGCCGGTGCTGACTATCGACACCACACGGGTCCTGACTGTCGCGCGGGACATCACCGTGACGGTCAGGTCGGTGAACCCGAAGACCAAGAAGATCATCGTCCGCAAGGCGACGAGGAACCGCAAGGGCTCAGGCCTCGTCCAGAACTACACCTACAGCTTTCCCGGCCTTGATCCGGCTGGCGCGCAGAAGAAGGCGAACCAGATCCTCGCCGACCTCAGCCGGCACGAGATGCGGCTGAACTTCCGCGGGCCGGCGGACAACGCCCTGAAGAAGTCGGACCTGATCACGCTCTCTGGCACCGGGACGGCGTTCGATCAGACCTATTTCCCCGACAGCATCCGGCGCTCGATCAGCTTCGACGGCGGCTACGTGATGCAGGTCGCGGCGAAGAACCACAATCCGGAAAGCCAGCCCGACCTATGAGCGCCGGCCGCCACCTCAACCAGATGCGCTTCCAGGCCGCGCTGGTCGCTGGCCTGCTCGGCAAGCCGAAGTACGGCTTCGTGACCTCCTACGATCCGGACAACTACTTGGTGAAGGTGTCGATCCAGCCCGAGGACTTCGAGACCGGCTGGCTGCCGATCGAGGTCCTACAGGCCGGGAACGGGTGGGGCATCTACGCCGCGCCGTTCCAGGGCGACATGGCCTCGGTGAGTTTCCTCGAAGGCGACCGCGAAGTCGGCTGGGTCACCGGGTTCATCCCGAACGACGTCGATCACCCGCCGAGCGTGCCTGAGGGCGAAATCTGGATCGTCCAGAAGGCGGGTCAGTTCGTGAAGCTGCCCACGGACGGCTCGCTGCACCTTCAGGCCGACGCGAGCACCTACGTCGTGCTCGCGCCCGGCGGCGGGATCACCTCGAAAGGGACCTGGAACCACGACGGCGCCTTCACGGCGACGGGGGAGGGGACCTTCAACGGCGGCCACACGGTCAGCCAGCACACCCACACCCAGCCGGCCGACAGCCACGGCGACACCGAGCAGCCCACCAACAAGCCGACGGGGTGACGCATGGCCGACCTGACCGCCCTCGCCGACATCGACCAGACCTGGGGCGGCGACATCGGGCTCTCCCCCACGGGAGACCTCGGCCGGGTGACGCGCGCGGCGCGCTCGAAGCAGCGCGTGCTGCGCCGGCTGATGACGAACCCCGGCGACTACATCTGGCATCCGACCTACGGGGCGGGCCTGCCCGGCAAGCTCGGCTCAACCGCGACCGCCTCCGAGATCCAGGCCCTGATCCTGGCGCAGATGAAGCTTGAGCCGTCCGTCGCCCAATCGCCGGCGCCCGTCATCACCGTGACGGTCTTCCCCGGCGGTCTCGCTGTGCGCGGCGTCTACACCGCCCTGCCGGATCGGCAGCCCGTCCCGCTTTCCTTCGAGGTGACGCCCTGACATGGCCGACGTGACCACGAAGACCTTCCCGCAGCTCCTGCAAGGCATCGCTGCCGCGGTCCAGTCGTCCGCCTCGGGCCTCCTGGACTTCACCGAAGGGTCGATCAACCTGGCCGTCGCCGAGGCTTTCTCCGGCGTCGTGCTCTGGCTGCAGGCGAACCTCCTTGCCCTCCTGAAGGCGACGCGGGCGCAGACCAGCGTGGGCCCAGACCTGGACAGCTGGATCGCGGACTGGGCGAGCGGGCCCACGGCGTCCGACGCGACTCTGCTGACGCGCTTCCCCGCGATCGGGGCCACCGGCGCGGTCACCTTCTCCCGGCTCTCGACTTCGCTTCAAGTCGTGGTCCCCGTCGACCCGACCGGGGTGAGCCAAACGACCGTCTCCACGCAGGACGGGTCGCAGGCCTACGCGGTAACGATCGACACCACGAACCCGGCCTACAACGCCGCGCTCGGCGGCTATGTCATGGCGGCTGGGATCGGGACCGTCACGGTTCCGGTCAAGGCGGTGAACACCGGCTCGGCGACCAACGCCGTGGCGGGCGCGATCAACACCATCACCTCAGCCATTCCGGGCGTCGATTCCGTCACTAACAGCTCGGCCTTCACCAACGGTTTCGACGCCGAGACCGACGGCCAGTATCTCACCCGGTTCCGGTCCTTCATCCTCAGCCTGCGAGAGGCGACGCCGGCGGCGCTGGCCAACGCGATCAAGGCCCTGCAGCGCGGCGTCCAGTGCGTCATCGTGGAGAACGCAAACCACGACGGGACCTCGAACCCGGGCTTCTTCTACTTCGTGGTGGACGACGGCACCGGCGCGCCGCCGACACCGCTCCTGAACGCGGCTGGCGCAGCGGTGGACGCGCATAGGGCCGCGGGCGGCAACGGCTTCGGCATCTATGCCCCGGTGATCGTGCCCGTCGCGGTCAGCGCGATCATCGGCTACGTCGCCGGGCTCAGCGCGGCCACCCAGGCCAGCGCCAAGGCCGCGGTCGTGCTGGCGGTCCAGAACTATCTCAACACCCTGCCGCTCAACGCGCCCGTGGTGTCGGTGAGCCGCATCGACCAGGTGATGCACGACGCGTCGCCCTACGTGCAGACCGTCACCAGCCTGACCCTCAACTCCGGGTCCACGGACATCGCGCTTACGGCCAACCAGCTGGCGAAGGCCGGCGCGGTGACGCTGACGCCATGATCGGTGACCAGGCCGACTGCTATGCCCGGCTGAAGCAGAACCTTCCGCCGTGGTTCGGGCGCGAGGACGACAGCCCCGCGTTCAATGCGCTGGTCCAGGGCGCGGCGTGGGTGCTGAGCTTCTTCTACTCGCTGTACCTCTACGCCAAGCTCCAGACCCGCTTCGCCACCATGACGGGCGGCTGGCTCGACCTCGGGGCCAGCGACTATTTTGGCGAGGCGCTGCACCGTTTCGGCGGCGAGCCCGACGGCGTCTATTCGCGCCGCATCCGCCTGGAAGTCCTCCGGCCGCGTAACACCCGCACCGGCATCGACCGGGCCGTCTTCGACCTGACCGGAAACCACCCGGCCATCTACGAAGGCTGGCGCCCGGCCGACATCGGCTGCGTCGGGGCCACGCTCTGGGTTGGGACGGTTCCCATCGGCACGCCCACGGCGCCGAACACGGTCTACATCACCACGCCCGCCCCCCGCGGCTTCGGCATCCCCAACGTGCCCGGCCTGAACGACAGTCTGACGGGCCTCGAGAGCACCTTCGCGCTCGCGGACGCCGCCGACACGATCGCCAACGGACCGACGCCCACCGACGTGCTCAACGCGCTGGAGCGCGTCCGCACGGCGGGCCGGACCTACTTCGTCCAGTTCACCTGAGGCCAGCATGGATCGCACGACCTTCTACCGGGAGGAGGTTCCCCTCGCGGCGGACCTCCTGACCATGCACCGCGCCTCCTACGAGGCGTTCGGGCTGTTCGCACTCGACTTCCTGGGCGCCTCGACACTGGCCGCGGGCCTCGCCTGCACGCCGACCTCTCCGGCCTCACTGGCGGTCAACGTCGGCCCGGGGCGCATCTACGCCGTCGAGCCGATCGAATCGACCGCCTGGGGCGTCTATGCCGGCGGCGGGGGCATCCCGTCCTCGACAGGCCTGCCGCAGGACCTCAACACCGACCATCAGGTGCTGAAGCAGGGGGTCGTCCGCGACACCCAGCAGCTGACGCTGGCGGCTCCGACGACGCCGGGGCAATCGATCAACTACCTGATCGAGGTCGCGTTCTCGGAGGCGGACACGGCCGCCGTTTCGCGGACCTTCTTCAACACCGCCACGCCTAGCTCGCCGCTTTCCGCTCCGGTGTCGGTGAGCCGGCTCGACCAAGCTGTCGTGACGGCCAAGGCGGGCATTGCTGCCACCACGGGGAGCCAGACGACGCCCGCCCCGGACACCGGCAACGTCGGGGTGTGGGTGGTCACCGTCGCCTACGGGCAGACCAGCGTCGTCTCCGGCAACATCACCGCCTATCCGAACGCGCCCATGGTGCTGAACCAGGCGGCGCTCTTGGCCCTGATCACCGCCTGCTACGGGCCCTCCAACCCGCCCGGCATCCCACAGGTCACCGGGCTCTCGGCGGCGCTCGCGGCGCTGACGCCGGGGCTGGCGCAAACGGCCATCGTCGGCCTGGACGTGGCGCCGAACCTCTCTTCGCCCCTGACCAAGTTCGACACCTCCGTCGGCTCGGCGCGCGACAGCACGAACACGACCGACCTCGTGCTCGCCTCGCCGATGACCAAGGACATCTCGGCGGTCTGGGCCGCGGGGACGGGCAACGGCTGCCGCGACAGTTCCACGGCCTACCCGGCGAACAGCTACTTCCACCTCTTCCTGATCTGGAAGGCCGGCTCGCCGAACGTCCAGGACCTCCTGACCTCGCAGTCGGCCACGGCGCCGACGCTGCCCTCGGGCTACACGAAGTTCCGTCGCATCTGGTCGATGGTGACCGACGCCTCGGGCAACATCATCCCCTTCGTGAAGACCGGGCGCCGCTGCAACTTCACCAATGGGAACTTGGTCGTCGAACTCGCCGGCGGCACGGCGAACGGCCCGACCCCGGTCCTCCGCCAACTCAAGGGCGTTCCGATCGGGATCAAGGTGCGCCCCATCGTCATCTACCAGTCGACCGGCGCGACGGACATGAACCCGTACCTCTCTGGCTACACGGACCCGGATGAGGGCGTCCCGAGCCTTGGGGGCGCGGCGCAATTCGCCCAGCTGCGGCGCTCGACGTTCAAGCAGTACGACGGAACTCCCGCGAACTACGCCTACTACCTGGGTTCCGAGGTCGCCTGTAACAGCGCCGGCCAAGTCTACACGCTCTCCACCGATACGGCCGACCAGATCTCCCTGAAGACCAAGGGCTGGGTCGACGACGTGGCCGGCTTCAACTGATGGCGCCGCCGGTCAAGCGCTGCTTCACCATCGCGCTGCTCGGGACCAGCCTCACCAACGGGCGGCTGGCGACGGGCTGGGATGTCGACCTCCGCAACGCCCTGAAGGCGGCCGTCGACCGCGACGTCCAGGTGGTGAATTTCGGCAAGGGCTCGCAGACGACGGTGTCGTGGGGCGTCCCCATGGCCCCGGTCGTTGCTGCGCTGAAGCCCGACCTGATCCTCTCCGAGGGCTTCGCCATCAACGACTGCGCCATGGGCATCGACCGCCCGACGCACCTTGCGAACGTCAACAGCATGATCGCCACGTGGAAGGCCGCGTCGCCGCGATCGCGCATCTGCATCCAGACGATGAGCCCGGCGAGCGCCGGCGACAGCTTCCGGACGCACCTGGGCGACTACTACACCGACGAGATCTCTGCGGCCGTGGCGAACGGCGTGGACTTCCTCAGCCACTACGTCGACTGGCCGAACCCGCTGCCCACCAGCCTCACGCAGATCGACCCGAGCACGGGCCTGCCTGACGGGCTGCATCCGACCAAGGCGGCGAACCGCCAGTACTTCTTCCCCTCGACGCTCGCCTACGTGACGCCGCTCGTGCTGAGCGCGCCGTCCGGCCTTTGAAGGACGACGCATGGACCGCCGGACCATCTACTTCCAGCAAGGCTTCCAGGACGTCGATTTCCTGCTCGCCGAGCGCTACGGCTATGAGGCCATCGGCCTCCTGGCGATGGACCTCCTTGGGAGTTCCACGCTGGTCTCCGGCATGGTGTGCAGCCCCTCGTCTCCGGCGGCGCTCACCGTGCAAATCTCGCCCGGCCGAATCTATTCGGTGCAGACCCTCGAGCCGACGGCGTGGGGCGGCATCAACAGCCAGGGCGGCCTTCCAGCCGACACGAACCCCGACCACCAGATCCTGAAGCAGGGCCTGCTGCGGGACACTACGACGCTCTCCGGGTTCACGCCGCCCGGCACAGCGGGCCAGTCGATCAACTACCTGATCGAAGTGGCCTTCAGCGAAACCGACTCGACGGGGACGCAGCAGGCTTTCCTGAACACGCAGGCGCCCGCGAACCCGATCCAGAACAACATCACCCAGAACCGGCAGGACCGGGCGACGCTGCAGGTCAAGGCGGGTGTCGCGGCGACCACCGGCTCGCAGGTCACCCCCACGGCCGACGCCGGTTTTTCGCCCCTATGGGTGGTCACGGTGGCGAACGGGCAATCGACCATCACCTCGGGCAACATCGCCCAGCACTCCAGCGCGCCGGTCTTTCCCGGCATCGCGCAGCTCGGCAGCCCGGTCTTTACGGGGACGGTCAACATCTCGCAGGCGCTGCGCCTCGGCGGGAATATCAGCCCGGCGCCGCTCGCGGCGAACCAGAACGACTACAACCCGACCGGCCTCAGCACCGCCACGATCCTGCGCCTCACCGCAAGCGCGCCGGTCTCGATCACCGGCCTCGCGGCTCAGGCGGACGGGGTGATCAAGATCTTCGAGAACGGCGGGGCCAACCCCATCACGCTGGTGGCGAACAGCGCGAGTTCGGCGGCGGCCAACCGCTTCGACTTCGGCGCGGACCGTTACCTCGGTCCGAAGCAGTCGTTCGCCGTCATCTACGACGGGGCGACGAGCCTGTGGCGTCCGTGGGGGCCGCTCGGCGGGGCCACAGTGGCGGGGCTTTTGGCCCTCGCCGCGACCGATGTCGGGATCACGCCCGGCGCTCTGGCATCCGCCTCGGCCTTCATCTCCCTGACCGACGCCGCGACCGTCGCCTGGGACACCTCGCAGGGCTTCAACGCGACCATCACCCTCGGCGGCAACCGGACCATCGGCGCGCCGACGAACCTGAAGGACGGCGTGACCTACACGCTGAACCTGGTGCAGGACGCCACCGGCAGCCGCGTGCCGACCTGGAACGCGATCTGGGACTTCGGCGCCGCCGGGACGCCTACGCTGCAGACTACGGCCGGCAAGACCGACAAGGTGATCGCGCAGTACAACGCCGGCCGCGGAAAGCTCGAAGCGGTCTTCTGGCAGGGCGTCTGATGCTCGCCTTCGCGGCCGCCATGCTGCAGCAGCAATCCCGGCTGAGCTGCCAGTTCATCGCGGTCAGCCACGTCACGATCGACGGCTCCGGCAACGCCAGACCGAGCTTCGCCGCCGCTTCCGTCGGTGACCTCGGGGTGGTCATCGGGGAGGCGGGGAGCACAACCCCGCCCAGCGGTTGGGCGCTGGCCGGGTCCTTCACGGCGGGGCTCTACACGGCGCCGGTCTTCTACAAGGTGCTCACGTCGGGCGACATCTCCACGGCGCCGACTTTCACCGGCAACGCGGGCGGCCAGTACACCGCCCTGATGTACCGCGGGCCCAAGACCGCCTCTTTGCTGGCGAACACGCCCTGGACGACCAGCGACACGTCGAAGTCGGTCAGCAGTGCGAAGCCGGCGGGGACGAAGGGGCTGGTGGTTGCTGCGGTCAGCAGTTCCAACGTCTCGCTGACCGGCGCGCCGACAGGGACCACGTTGCGGGACAACTTCAGTTCCGGCGGCACGGACATCGCGGTAGCGGACCTCGTGACACCGCTGAAGTACGGCGGCGGCGCGCTGACCTGGACCAGCATTCCGTCGAGCCAGGGCGCACTCGGTTTGGTGGCGCTCCTCTAGGAGAAGGCGATGGAAGGGTCGCTGAACGCTTGGCGCGCCTCCTCGACGACGACTTCCACGCAGGCTTGCAGGGCTTCCATCTGGACCCCGTGACCGGCGCCGGCGACCACGGTGCGCCTGACAAGCGGGTTGGCCTTCAGGGCGGCGCGGCTATCGTCGTCGACCAAGCTGGGCCATCGGGGCAGCGGACGCCGGGGTAGCAGCGGAGCATCGCCCAGGAGCACGCGCGTTGGCACGGTCAGCCCGTCCAGCAGCGGCCGATAGTCCATGCCGACGACGCAAGCCGCGCCGACGCCGAAAAGAGCCGACAGTTGCGACAGCTCGTAGTCGGACAGCCCCTGCGCCGGGTCGAGCGCCTCGTTGAGCGGCCACAGGTCGTCGCTGCGTAAAGGCGGCTCCAGAAGCACCAGTCGGCGGATCTCTGGGCTGCGCAGCGCCAGCGCGACGAGGGCTCCCGCCGACTGGCCCACCACCAGCAAGGGGCGGCCGGGAAAGCGGGAGGCGAGGGCGGCTTCCAGTGCGTCGGCGTAGGCCTCGACGGATATCTCGTCCAGCGGCGGGCAGTGGTTGCCCGGAAGGTGGGTGCGCAGGAAGTCGAAGCCGACTGGCTGGAAGGTCCTTGGCTCCCAGGTGTCCGCCGAGGCCCGAAAGCCCGTCACGACCAGGACGACGGGAAGCCCGCGGTCCTCGCCCCAAAACCAGATCGGGCCGCGCTCGGTCTCGACTTCGATCCTCGCCATCGGCGGCTTCTAGCCCGTCCTCGCCAGCCAGCGCCAGTACAGGAGGTCCACGCATGACAGCCGCGCGCTGGGACATCACCATCGAGCAGGGGGCGTCCTTCAACGAGACGCTCACCTACACCGACCCGACCGGCGCCCTGATCAACCTCACCGGCTGCACCGCGCACATGCAGGTCCGGGCGGCGTTCGGCGCCTCGCCGGCGCTGGTGGACCTGACGACCGGGAACGGCGGCATCGTGCTCGGCGGCCCGGCTGGCACGATCCAGGTCATCATGACTTCGACGCAGACGGCGGGCATCAGCATCGCCGGCCTCGGCGGCACTCCGGGGCAGAAGCAGGCCGTGCACGACTTCTTCCTGACCTGGCCGGACGGCCACATCGACCGGCTCTGGGAGGGCATCGCCTACGTGAATCCGCCGGTGACCCAATGAGCGGGGCCAACACCCTCACGGTCGTCCAGCAGACGAACAAGCTGATCGTCCAGTCGACGGGCGTTCAGCTGCAGGTCGGCGGCGCGCCCATCGGGGCCGTGCTCTATGCCGTCGCCCAGAGCCTCGGGGCGCCGCAGCAGGCGCAGGCCCGGACGAACATCGACGTACCCAGCACCGAAGAGGTGGCGGCGGCCATAGCGGCGGCGACGCTGACCAAGGCCACCACGCCGCAGGCGCAGGCCGGCACGGACGATGCCGCCTACATGACCCCGCTCAAGACGGCCCAGGCGATCGCCACGTTCGCCCCGGTGTCGTCGGTCGCCGGTCGGACAGGGGCGGTGACCCTCGCCAAGGCCGACGTCGGCCTCGGCAACGTCGACAACACCTCCGACGCCAACAAGCCCGTGTCGACGGCGCAGGCAGCGGCCATCGCGACGGCCCAGGCCGCGAGCCTGCAGAAGGCCTCCAATCTGTCCGATGTGGCGAACGCGGCTACGGCGCGCGCGAACATCGACGCCCTGACGACCAACGGCGGCGTGATGACCGTCACCGGGTCGCTCGCCGGCAACAACGGGACGCTCGACTTCTCACAGGCGGCGGGGTCGCTGATCACGGAGCGGATCAGCGTCGGGACCGGCTACCTTCTGTCGTCCAGCCGCGTGCTTGGATGGAGCGCCAGCGGGGCCAATGGGTCGCTCGATACTCAGCTCTCGCGGTCATCCGCCGGCGTCGTGTCGGTGGACACTACGTCGAGAGGTGATGGCCTCGGCTCGCTGAAGGCGGCAGCCATTGCGCTGGGGCAGGGGAGCAATACTGCGCAGGCGATCAAGTATGGCGGGACCGGAGGCATCTACGGAGACGGTGGCGCTGGGACGGTCTTCGGCGCCAGCGGCTCTGACCAGGCCAAGATCGACGGCGTCGGCATTGCCATTGGAGGGATGTTCCGCTGGGGCGCCAGCGGCACGCCCGGAAACCCCGACACCGGCCTTTCACGCGGCGCGGCTGGTCAGGTCAACGTCGGGAACGGCACGGCAGGGAACGCCACCGGCACCGTTCAGGCCGCTAACTTCCAAGCCGCCAGCGGCGTCACCAACATCGGCACCGTGGCGGGCACGAACATCGTCGGCGGTGCGCGGGACAACGGTACGAGCGTCTCCTTCGGGTGGCAGCAGGCGACCATCGCCGCAGCCTCTAACGGCAAACTCGGCTTCACCTCGACCACCAGCAACGCGACCTCGGCGCCCGATACGGCTCTCTCGCGAGCGGCTGCCGCGGTCATGGCTCTCGGAAACGGTACGCAGGGCGACAAGAGCGGGACGCTCCAGCTCGCCGGCCTCCAGTTCACCGAGCGCACCTTCGCGACCCTCCCGACGGCCAGCGCCGCGAACGAGGGCCTCGAAATGATGATCAGCGACGGCCCTGCGTCGCCCACCTATTTCGCGGCCGCATCTGGCGGAGGCTCGCAGCCCTGCAAGGTGGTCTGCGTGAGTTCGACCTGGAGATTTGCCTGATGGCCCAGACGGTGCAGACCCGGCACGAGGAGCTGATCGTCGCCTGGCGGCGTGACGCCACCGGCACGCTCCAGACCTACGCCTGCTTGATCGACCAGCGCGAGCTGTATGATGACGTGGCCAGGACGTACGAGCCCCTCGACCGGGTGCCGGCGGCGACGATCAACGTCTCGGACGTCGTCACAGTCATCGGTGACCAGCTTCCTGCGCTGACCGCGGAGCGCGACGGCCTCCAGGCCCAGATCGCCCAGATGACGGCGGACCACCAGGCGGCTCTCCAATCGGCAGCCGACGACAAGGCCGCGGCGCTCCAGGCCGCCGCCGCAGATAAGGCCGCGGCGCTGCAAGAGGCGGCACAGGACAAGGCCTCGGCGCTCCAGGCCGCAGCCGACGCCCAGACCCAGGCTCTCGCCGCCGCGGCCGCCGACAAGGAAGCCGCGCTCTCGGCTGCGGCCACCGCCCAGACCGCGGCTGTGCAGGCCGTCCAGACCCAGTTGGACGCCGCGAACGCCCGGATCGCGGAGCTGACCGCACCGCCCGTGGTGCCGGTCGTCGACATGGTGCAGTTCAAGCTGGCGCTCTTGGAGACCGCTTCCTTCTTGAACGCCGGCAAGACCCTGCTCGACGACGCCAACGCCCTTGTCGCAGGTTCGCCGGCGAACGTGCAGCTGCTCTGGTCCGCGGCGAAGGTGGCGCGCGACAACGCCGTGCTGAACCAGATGGCCCCGCTGCTGGTCCCCGCCGGCCAGAACCCCGGCGCTGTCTTGGATCAGCTCTTCGTTCTCGCCGCGACGCAGCAGGGCTGAGCGTGAGCTTCCTCGGCCTCGTACCGGGCGACTATCCGCCGACCCCGCCGAAAAACGCACCCTCGGTCATCGCGCCGTTCTTCAAGTGCGTCGAGGTCGACAGCGCCGAGGAACTAGACGCCAAGGCCCGCGAACTTGGCGTGGCCGCGAACGACGAGTGGAACCCGCAACTGATCTGCGAGTGCGTGTCGCCCAAGGCCCGCGTGATGCTGATGCTGTCCAAGGCTGCGACGGGCGACGATGCGCTGTGGGAGGCCCGCTACCTCCACGGTGTGGCGCACACATGGGGCTACGTCCATCCGGCTGGCGAGCCCAGGAAGTGGCTCGCCCCTGACGGCAAGCCCGTCGACTGACACCGGAGCCGCCCACCAGAGGCGGCCGACCTGCATCAACCGAGAAAGGCTCACTCATGAGCGAAACGCCCACCAGCGGCGCGCCTGCCGCTGCGCCTCAGGCTGTCCGCAAGGACGGTCCGAACCCGCTGGACTACATCATGGTCATCGGCGGTCTCGTCATCGTCGGCGGAGTGGTCCTCGGTCTCTTCGTCGCGACCGACATCAAGCTCACGCTCCCGATCATCGCGTCGATCGCCTCGGCGATCATCTCGGCCGTGATCGCTGGCTATGCCGGCTACCGCTGGGGCGCGAGCCAGACCAGCGAACGGAATACCCCGGCCTCCTCGTGAGCGCCGCCCCTCAACTCCAACCCATGACCACCTCGCGGGGCCGGACGCCCCGTCCAGTACAGGGGCGCGCCGTGACTGATTTCCCCCGCATCGATCCCGAGGGCCTGTCCGATCGCGAGCTGATACTCGCGACGCTGAAGGGCATGGAGGCGACACACGCCTGCATCGACGGCTTCCGGGCCGAACAGGTGAAGGTGAACCGGCACGCCTCGGAGGTTCGCCACGCGCAGGGTCAGGAGCTGATGAACCTCCGCGGGGACATAATCGGGGTTCAGCAGAGCGTCGCCGAGGTCCGCGAGGATCTCACCGGCGTGCGGGGGGAGATCGGCGAAGTCAAGGCGGCCCAGGAGATCGCCGACGGCGCCGTCTCCGGCCTCGCCAAGGCGCTCGGCGTGATCAAGTCCGCGCCTGGCGAGAAGGCGCCGAAGGTTCGCGGCATCGCGGGCTGGTCCGGCTGGACTGTCTTCGGCGCGATGAGCGGGTTGGTGCTCGCATACAAGATCATCGTCCCGCTACTCGAGCCCGCCTTCCATGTGATCCACCACGCCATCATGGCGGTGCAGTGATGGGCCGCGAGAACTTTCGCCTGGTCGACGACACGCTCGGCCCTCTCGCGCTCGACACGCCCGAGAGCCGCAAAGCCCTCGCCGAACTCCTCGCCGAGTTCGAGCGGAGCTGCGCCAAGCCGCCCCCCGACTATCCCGCCATCGCCCTTGAAAAGCTGTTCCCGGAGCGTCGCCCATGTCGCCGCCATTGAAGCTCCTGGCGTGGGGCGCGAAGGTCTCGCCGGCGTTCCGCGCCAAGGTTCGCCAGATCGCGGCTGAACTCGGCTGCGACCCCTCCGACCTGATGACCTGCATGGCCTTTGAGAGTGGGCGCTCCTTCCGGCCGGACGTGAAGAACATGGCCGGGTCCGGAGCTACGGGCTTGATCCAGTTCATGCCGACGACTGCCGCCGATCTCGGGACCTCGACCGAGGCCTTGGAGAAGATGACGGCGGAGCAGCAGCTCGATTGGGTCGAGCGCTACTTCGCGCCCTGGAAGGGCAAGCTGAAGACGCTGCCGGACCTCTATATGGCCATCCTTTTCCCGGCCGCCGTCGGCGAGCCGATGAACTACCCGATCTTCGACGCCAACGACCACGACCACCCCGCGCGGTACAGGCTCAATGCGGGCCTGGACGCCAACAAGGACGGCAAGGTCACGAAGGCGGAGGCCTCCTTCAAGGTGATGGCGCTCAAGCCCGAGGGACTGAGCCCGCTTAACGTCGCGGCGTGAACGGCTTCTGGGCGGCGCTCGGCCTCGCTGGCGCCGTGACGCTCGCCGTCGTCGTCAAATCCTTCCTCTATCGACCGGGGGCGTAACCCGATGAGCCCGCTCGAAGCTGCAATCAGGGCTGTGTGCCGGCACATCGGAGCAGACCCTGAGACCTGGCGCGGCTTCGAGAGCATCGGCCTCGTCGCCCTCAAGGCGCTCCTCGAAGCCCTCCCGCCCGACGCGGCTGTCCTGCTGCGCGAACACCTTCCGACCTGATCCCGGAGACATCGCTATGCTCCTCGCCCTCGCGGCGGCTGCGGCCGTCAGCGCGTCTTCGCTTGGCATCGATCCGAAGGCATCGGTCCCGCTGGCGCCGGTAGCGGCGGATCACGCCTTCGGGGAGTGTCACTTCGGCACGGCGCCCAACGGCGCACCCTTGCCCGACCCCAGGTGTACCCCTGGAGCTTACAACCCGACGCTCACCGTCAAGGTGCTGACCGACCCGCGCTTCCGGACCGGCATGGTCCGCGACAAGCTCAGTTCGGCCGCGATGAAGCGAAAAGTCTACGGTTGGTACGGGCTTAAGCCGCCGCCGAACAACACCGGGGCCAATCAGACCGGAGAGCTCGACCACCTCATTGACCTGGGGGCCGGAGGCTCTGACGATCTCGCCAATGTGTGGCCGCAGGTTCAGCGCCCGAGCGACCCGCCCGTCCCGGTGGGCCAGCGCTGGTTCAAGATCAAGGACGCCAATGCCGAGCACCAGATGATCGCCGCGCTCAAGGCCGGCGAGACCGACGAAGAGCTGCGCGATCAGCAGAAGCGCATCGCGGCGGACTGGACCGATCTGAACAAGAAGGCGACCGACTACGTGAACGGAGCGCCACAGTGAGCGGCGAGGCGCTTTCGGCGAAGCTCCGAGCCGTAGACGGCGGCGGCGTGGACTTCTGGTGCCCCGGCTGCAAGGGCTCTCACCGCGTCTGGATTGCGGGGGACCATGGGTGCGTCTGGGGCTACAACGGCAACCCCGAGCGCCCGACGTTCACGCCCTCGCTGCTGATGCGCGGCGGTCACTACATCCCTGGCCATCAGGGACCGTCGTGCTGGTGCACCTACAACGCGCAGCGCATCGCCGAGGGGAAGAAACCGGCCTTCGCGACGTGCTTCGTCTGCCACAGCTTCGTGACGGACGGGCGCATCCAATTCCTGGGCGATTGCACCCACGACCTCGCAGGCCAGACGGTCGATTTGCCGGACTGGCCAACGTCGTGACATTCGATCCGCCAATCGAAGATTTCGACTGATGCGCCCGCTGGCCGCCGCCCTCGCGCTGCTGCTCACTGCCTGCGGCTCTACCCCGGGCCTGACGCTGCGCTGCGACGGCCGCTGTCACCTCGTCCCCGCCAACCTCGCCGCGCGCCATGGGCCCGGCGACGGCCACCCCTATCCCGCCCGCTGAGCGGGACCTGATCCGCGGCGAACCTGCCGCAGATGGCGAACCGGCCGCCTCCTGCCGGGCGAGTACCTAACATGGACTCCAAGACCAGCCCGTCGCTTCAGGCGACGGAAGACCTCGGCGCGCGCGGCGCGACCCACCCTCGCGTGCGGCTGAAGGAAGACATCGAGCCGGCCATCGCGGGCGAGCACTACTTCACGGCGGCTCAGGCCGTGGTGGCGCTGGGACAGCCCCTGACCGGAACGCCCGTGAAGGACGAAGACGGGGAAACCATCGGGATCAACAGCCCCCTCGATCTCCTGACCATCTGCATCCTCGTTCTGCGGAACGGCTTCGTCGTCATCGGCAAGTCGGCGCCGGCCAGCCCGGAGAACTTCGACGAGGAGAAGGGCAAGACCTTCGCCCGGGAGGACGCGATCCGCCAACTCTGGCCGCTGATGGGCTTCGCGCTGCGCGATCGCCTCCACAACGCGGCCTGAAATCCATCCACGCGCGGGGCGGCTCCCGCCGCCCTGCCACCTCGAAGGACACCGACATGAAACTGACCACCCTCGCGGGCCTCGCGCTCGCCAGCCTGAGCCTATGCGCGTGCTCGTCGCTCACCGGCCCCGGCGGCGCCGCGGCCCAGCAATCCATCCTGGACACCGCCAAGGCCATCGCCCAGGACCCGAACTGCGGCCACACCGACCGGCTCGCCGTGAACCTCGGCGCGATCTCCACTGGCCAGCTCTTCCTGGAACGCAACTGCCCCGGGCCGAGCGGGACCGTGAAGACCGTCCTACCGCCGGTCCCCGCGTCAACCTCTCCGGCGCCCGCGCAGTAGCCCCGTGCGCCTGCTCACCGTGAAGGCGTGGGACTGGATCTGCGCCCTCGTCCTCCTCGCCCTCCTGGCGTGCGCGCTCTGGGGGGCGCCAGCGCGGGCCGCGACCTTCAGCGGCAAGTTCGAGCTCGTCCCGCTCTTCGCCGATTGCAAGGACAAGGCCGGCAAGCCGATCGCGAAGACCCGATGCCCCGTCCTCCGCAACGGGCATCAGTACTACGCGGCGCGCAATCCGGTCTCGCTCAAGACCGACGCCGGCGAGACGGTGACGTTCTTCGCCGGCCAGCGGACCGACCTCGCCTCGATCCCGCAAGCCGTCTGGTGGCTCCTGCCGCCCGACGGGCCTTGGGCCGAGGCCGCGCTTCCCCACGACGCCTGCTATCGGACGAAGGGGACGTTCCAGTTCTACGCCCACCTCGGCCGGACGAGGACGAAGCCGTACGCGCGGGCGGAGTGCGACGAGATCCTGCGCGAGGGCATGGTCGCCCTGCAGGTGCCGGCGTGGAAGCGGGTGGTGATCTACGAGGCGGTCCGCGGCTTCGGCGGTTCCGGTTGGGGCTCGTAACCGACCCGGCGCCCCTCCCCACGAGCGCCGCAAACTGAAGGCCCCTCGGAGCGATCCGGGGGCCTTTTTCATTTCCGGAGCAGATTGGGAAGCTCGGCGAAGTTCGTGGCCATCCGACGCGCCTCATCCCTCGTAAGGTCTCCCGACGTTCCGACGATGGGAGGGTCGCGGAAGTAGAAGTATCCCAGGCCCTGGCCGCTGGCGTCGGAGACCTTGAAACAGCTCTCCAATTCGATCACGGACCACGGAGCCGGGAAGCGTCTCGTCATCCGCTAGCGGGGTGTCAGGCGGGGAGGGGAGTCAAGAGCGCCGGGCGCGCTCGGCGCGCAAGTTGACGCCGTCCACGGACTGACCGGGCCTAAGCTCTGAAGTGCGGCATAGCAGCCGCTCCTCCTTGAACCCCTCCGTCTCAAACGTCTCGAACACTTCATCGCCGCGAACGATGAAGCCCACCTTGAAGGCGCCCGAATGCTTGGAGGTGACCTTCGGATCGTCGCTCATCGAATCACCCTACCTCAGAACACCCACGCGTCGAAGAACGCATCTCCGAGCTGCACCTGGCCCACGGCGTCGAAATGTCCGTCGGGCAGCCGCTCGAAGCCCATCGTCTTGAAGCTCACCACGTCTGCCATGCGATCGTCGCCATAGGCCACGTCCCACTGCGCCAGCCGGACGGTGAGGTTGGAAGCCGGATCTCCCCAGGCGTCGCTGATCCGGCCGATCACCACGTCCTCGAGGTGCCACGCCTCGCGCGCGTCGGTGATGAACTCCCGGAGGTTGGCCTCATAGGCGGCGGCCTTCAGCTGGTCGGCCGCGTCGGTCTCGCCCTGCATCCAGTCCAGGACGTCGTAGCGGGTGAACGCCCACGGGCCGCCGTCGAGGTTGTGCATCGCGGCGTTCGCGATGGCCGTGGTCTGGTCGAACATCTCGCCCGCCGAGTGAGGCGACCAGTCGAGCTGCGCGGGATCGGCCGCGAGCCCGGTGCTCCCGTGGGCGGACTTCACGATCCAGAGGACCGAGCCGTCGCCGGCGTGAAGCTTTAGCCAGTCGTTGGCCAGCTGCACCTCCGGACCCCAGATTGCCGGGTTCGCGGGCGTCCCGGTGTTCACCCCAGGCAGCATGTAGTTCCAGGCGTAGGAGCCGTCGGGCTGAAGGGTCCAGATCTGCACCTGCCAGGTCGGGACGTAGGGCGCCGGGCCGGTGTTCTCGAAGCCCGCAGCCTCGCTCTGGCCGGCGATGATGACGTGGTCTTGAACGGCGGGCACGGCTACGCCGCCCGCTCAAGGCCTCGTATCGCTGCGCTACATCGACGACGCTCGAGCCCGAAAAGGTTAGACACTCCCGGGCTAGGCGATTGAATTTCTTCGGGCGACGAATGGGCGGTTTGACACCCTATATCGTTGTGGCTATTGGGCCCGCGCATTCCCCTAGGGACTGCCACGCGAAGATTTTCCATTTGATTTCCCTATGTTTTTCGGCCGAATTGTCTAACCGGACGCTTGTGGTTAGACGCTTTCGTTCGCTTTTCGGCCTTCTGCATGGCCTCGCTCGCGAGTCGTTCCTGATCCGCAGCGGCCGTGTAGAGCGTCACCTCCGACAGGTTCTGGTGGCCTGACACAGCCATGATCTGGTGCGGCGTGCAGCCCGCCTCGGCGAGACGGCGCAGAGAAGCCTTCCGGCCGCCGTGTGGGGAAAAGCCCGCTGGGCATCCGGCTTCCCGCGCGCGTTCCCGGAACCAATTCGTGAAGCCGGCCGGGCTGAAGGTGCGGCCGTACTGCGTCTCCATGAAGTTCAGTTGCGTTTTCTGGATGGCGTCGAGCTCGCGCTTGAGATCGCGATGGACGGGGATCCAGAGTTCCGCGCCGGTCTTCCGTTGCTTGACCCTGATCTTGCCATCCCTGACATGCTGGCGGCCCATGATCACGACGTCCTCGCGCCGCTGGGCGGTGTAGAGCAGAAGGGCCAGGGCTAGGCGCTCACGCGTGCCTGTGGGCCAGCGCTTCTCGAACAGGGCTATGTCGTCCTCGGTCCAGGGGTAGAAGCCCTTCTCAGCCTTCCGGGGCAGGCGCAGGCCGTCCATCGGGTTGACCTTGATGATCTCGCGGCGGACGGCGAGCTTCAGGATAATCCGGAGCACCTTGCGGAGCCCAACCCGGTTCTTCGGCGTCCCGTCCAGCAGCTCGTCGAGGCGCTTCGGCGTCAGGCTCTTGACGGGCATCGCTCCGAAGTTCTTGCGGAAGCGCTCGAGCACGTTCCGGTTCGTCTTCTTGCTGATCTCGGCAAGCCGCTCGTAATCGGCGCTCTCATAGTAGGCGACGATGAGGGCGTTGAATGTCCCCGGGACCGTGCGCTCCTCGCCCAGCTTCCGCTTCTGGCCCTGCGCCGCCTCGTATGCCTCGGCAAAGGCTTTGCTCCCCGGCTCGCCCGGTAGGGCGATGCTCGGCCAGCCCCTGCGCCGATAGTAGTAGCGCGCCTTCCCGTGCCGATCCTTGAAGGCCTTCACGTACCTCATGCGGAACGTCGCCATGTGCCCATCGCCCGACTCCAGGCTTCATCGTCCTGGTCCGAGGAGGGTAGGGGCGCCCCGCCGTCGGCCGTCAACACGCGTATCGTGCCCTCGGCCGTGATCTCGTAGCTCGCAACCGTCAGGCCAGCCTTCTTCGCCCCGGAAAGCGCTCGGGCGACATCGGCAGCTGTGAAGGTCGCGCGCTTGGTCACAGGCCCATCGCCCGCCTACAGGCGGCGCGCACCGCCGCGACCCCGATCAGCCGCGCAACCTGCTCGCCGCGGCCGCTCGTGGGCCACCAGCAGCGATCGTCTTGGGCCATCTCTCCGGCCTTGCGCAGCAGCCGCTTCGCTTTCCGATTCCGCGCCTTCATCCACATCGGCACGAGACGCCAGTGCTCGGGGCAAAGCCACCAGCGCCAGTCCCCCTTGATGGTGCGCCGGCAGAACGGGACCGCGCAGGGCGTACGTGGGCCAAGGGGCGCTCTCATGCGAGCCGCCCGTTGATCTGCTCAAGCTCGGGGCTGAACGCCTCGACCGTCAGGCCGCGCACAAGAGCCCGCATGTGGGCCTGCTGCTCCGGAGAAAGCCGATCCCACCCTGGTAGGCGCTCCCGCAGCTCCCGGCGCTCCGCATCCGCGGCCGCGTACGCCTTGCGCTCGATCGCGAGCGCCTCCCGGGTCGCTTGGAGGAAGTCGATCTCCTCGGGCCGGATCCAGACGTAGGGGTCGGCGGGCACGGCCTAGGGCTCCTGCTCCGGCGGTTGGAGGGCCGCCGACACGATCCGGTCGCCCGTTTCAGGGTCGTCCCACGTCTGAAGTGTCGCGCTCGGCGAGTAGGCCTCGGCGGCCGCCATCGTGATCCGGGCCTGACGATCCGGCTGAGCCCAGGCGAGCATCCAGATCGCTTTGCGGCTTTCCGTCAGCGCCTCCTCCAGCACTCTCACCCGTTCTTCGATCTCGGAGCGGGCTTCTGAGCGGGCGGCGTCGAGGGCGACGGTCGCGCGCTCTAGCGTCTCGGCGAGGCCTTCCCAGAAAGCTGCCGCGGCAAGGTCCTGAACAGACCGATAGGTCTCGGCCTCTCGGCGAGTGGTAGCGGCGTAGTCTTTGAGCGAAGATCGGAGTTCTGGGGGCAGCGCGCACGGCCCAGCAATGGGAGTGCCGTCCTGCGCATCACGTTCAGACATTCCCATCCTCCTCGGAGAGAGCGCGGAGAAGGGCGTCGGCCACGACCCGGAAGGCGAAAGACCGGCCCCTCATGAAGCCGTGCGTGTAGTAGCCCTCCGCCACGTCCCCGGTGGCGAGCCGGAGCGACAACTCGTCCTCCGTCGCCCGAAGCGCCCCCTCCACCCGTTCCAGAAGTTCTCTCAATACGGCCTTATCCATTGGTCTCACTCCCCGTAGAGGTGGTGGTGGAGAGGGCTTGGCGGGCGTGATCGTCGATCCACGACAGCGCGTTCATGCAGTCGTCGAAGGTCCGCGAGCCGTCGCTAAAGGCGCACAACTGGATCGCCCGAAGCGCTTCTTCCAGCACTCTCACTCGGCCTTCAGCTTCAGAGCGAGCGGCGTCGAGGAGGCGGTTGAGGGTGATGTCCTCCATGTGGCACATCGTGTTACCGATCAGTGCGGGGTCAGCTATCAGCGGCCCCGCGACCCGTTCCACCAGCTTTCGATTGCGTTCAGAGAGCGCCATCACCGGGTCTCCTTGGGGTGGAGGGCTTGGCGACCGGCGTCGGTGATGCGGTAATAGGGCCGCCCCTGCAGGTAGCCGTCCTGACGGGCCAGACCGTCGCGGACCAAGCAGATTGGCGGCTTGTACGTGTGCCCCCACGAGCAGCCGTGGATCCGCGGTCGCCCAAGGGCTTCAAGGCAGCGCCGCTGCGCCGGCGTTATCCTTGCCGCGGCGCTCATGGCCGCAGCACGACTTGCACGCCGCGCTCCCTCTTGATGAAGTCGCTCGCCTCTTCGACATAGCGAACGCGCCCGTTCAGCTCGTCGTCGCTGTGGTCATGGTCCGCCCATCCCACTTCCGCATCGCGCGGGAACTGCTTCAGGCGACGGATTAGCTCGTGAACCTTCACCGCTTCCCCTCCTGCGGATGGAGGGCATCGTGAGCGGCTTCCCAAGCAGCATCAAAGCCGTCCCCGGCATTGCCGGTAGCGAAGGCGCTTTCACGAACCAAGGCTCGAAGAAGCTCGTCCTTCCGCCCTATGGCGGCTTCGGCGGCTTGGAGGCGATGAGCTACTTCCGCCACGTCCTTGCATCCGAGGTCGGCGCAGAACTCGGTGTAGACGGCCTTGAGCTTGCGCCACTCCTCCTGCGCGCTATTCCAACCGTCGCGGTAGCGATCCGCCTCTTCCCGCGCCTCCGCCAGCTCTCTTTCGGCCTTCTCGGCTCGGGAGAGGGCTTCGTCACGGTCATCCTTGCGGACCCATCGGAGGCCATCCTTGCCCGCGAAGCCGCCTTCCCGCAGGCGCGCGTTCTCCCCCTTCAGCGCCTCGATCTCTGCCTGTTGGGAGAGGAGGAGGGAGGCGGCTTTCCAGTAGAGCGTGTCTTCAGGCGACAGGCCATCAACGCTCTCGGCAGCGGCGATGCGAGCCCAGCGTTGTAAGCCCTCCACCAGCCCTTCTACGTCACCTTGCCTGTCGGGAACGGTTGTCATGCGGCGTCCTTCGGGAGTGTCGGTGTTCATCACGCGGCCTTTCGTAAGTCGGCGAGAGCAGCGTCGACCTGAAGGATTGCGCGCCCTACGGCTTCGGTGAGTTGGGGGAGGACGGCGTCGCCGTATGCCTCGCGGCATCGCTCAGCCAGCCGGGCGGGAACCCCATGATATGCTCGTAGATGGCGGCCAAGAGGTTGCGACCCGGCAGGCCCAAGGCTTGCGAGAGGATGGAGAGGGGATCGCCCGAGCGCGGCAGGCCCCGGCCCCACCATCCTGCCCACTTCGCCATCGACGGGCTCAGCATGTTGTCCGCCTTCGTCGGCGTGAGGAGCCAAAGCCATTCCGCCGTCCGGCCGTGGCTGTCGGGCAGGC